TTTGGCAACACAAACATTGTACGAAAAGTATGAGGCTTTGTTGCAACCGAACCTTCGTTACACAGACACCAAGACTGCAGATGCTGGTTTCCAGAACCTGTTGTTCAAGGCTAGTCCTGTAATGTACGATGTGGCTGCGCCTGCAGGCACAATGTTCTTCTTGAACACCAAGTACCTCACACTTGTCGGTCACTCGGCTAAGTGGTTCCAACAGACAGAGTTTGTTCGTCCAGAAGATTTGGATGCACGCTACGCTTTGATTATGTGCTACGGTAACCTCACGGTCCGTAACCGTAAGAAGCAAGGCAAACTTACCGCTAAGACCGCTTAATTAACCACTAACAAAACTAGGAGAATATAATGCCATTAAAAGGTAACGACACAGACGGTGCGGTAACACGCAAGCGTCTTGAAAACTATATTACAGCAGACGAGAAGGTTACAGCAGTAGCCATCACCGATGCAGCAACACCAACAGCAGCACAACTACTTACTAGTAAGTTGTTTGTTGCGACACCAACACAAGACACAACCTTCACCCTGCCAACAGCCGCACTTGTGCTCGCTGCTTTGACAGATGAAGCAGTTGGAACTTCGTTTGAGTTCACAATCGTGAACCTTGCAAGTTCTTTTGAGATTGTTGTTACAACCGCAACTGGTTGGACAATCACTGGTGGTGGACTGATGACAGTATTTGATGGTACTTCAGCAACATTCCTTGCTGTTGTAACTTCAGCATCAGCAGTACAGTTGTACCGCAAAAACTCTGGTGGTGCAGTTAAGTAATTAATTTGTTTGGGTGGGGGGATAAAAGCCCCTCACCCAACATAATCAATATAGGAGAACCATGCCAGTTAAGTACCGTATTTTGTCCTCGCATGCTGATGCCAAGCCGAAGGCTGGCACCAAAACATCTAACTATCCTAAGGGCAAGAAGTCCAAAGGTAAGTCTGTTAAAAAAGGTTACTAATGCCTAAGATTCCAAATCCGTTTGATAGACCAGACGGTAAAAGAATATATCCATCAAAGCGTAAGGGTCCTAAGAGTGGTGTTGATACTCGCCCAAATGAGCGTGAACCTAAGCGTGTTGCTCCAAGACAGCGTATGCCTAAAGAATTGGCACCAATGCCACCAAAGCGTGGTATTCGTCCTATGATGCCAAAGCCAAAGACAATGCCAAAAGATATGCCAAAGCGTTCACCAAAATATTTGTTGCCTAAGAAGCCAAAAAGAAAAGCATAATCATGTCTGGTAAACCACGCAAAGCATTTGATGGCATTGCCCGTCCAAAAGGCATTATAGATGACATTGTGGGACCGCTTGCTAAAGCGGCTTCAAAGAAGGCTATGTCTCCTAAGGTTCAACAACAGGTTGCTCGTAGCATGACGAAGCGCCGTGCTATGGCTAAGACAGAAAGTATGGCTAAAAAGTATTATGGCAAGTAAGCCTCGTAAAGCATTTGATGGCGTAGGTCGCCCACAGGGTTTTATTGATGATGCTGCTAAGGCAGCATTAAAAGCAGTTAAAAATGTGAGTCGTAAAACGGAAAACAAAATTTATCGTAAAGTAGAAAATGCTGCCATAAACCGTCAAGTCCGTAAACAAATTCCTCGCAAAATGGTTTCTGCCAAAGACGATAGAGCGTTTTATCGTGCAGAACGACGACGAGATATTATGAACGAAGGTGGACCGTTCTTCAATAAAAGAAAAGGCAAAAAGTAATGGCTAGTAAAAAGAAACCAAACATCAAAATCCCGTTGGATGATATTGTTCGGAACGCTATTCGTGCCGCAGGTAAGAAAAGCCGAAAGATTGGTCAAGCGGTCAAGAAGGCTGATTCTGCTGCTGAAGCAAAAAGATATGCAGAGTTTAAGAAAGGTCGCCCAAGCGCTGCTGACCGTGCAGCAAAGCGTGCTACACAACTAGATGCCGAAACTAGACGCTCGGGTGTTGCTCGCATGGTGAGAGATTATGACAGAATGATTAAAAGTGAGCAAGTAAATAACCGTATTGCTACGGGTGGCGATGACACTATTTTTGGTATCCGTGAAAGCAAAGGTAAACCGATTACTCCTAGGCAGATTAATCAGGCACGCAAAAAATCTAAGGGCATGAAAGACAATATTCCTAAGTTTGTTCAAAAACAGCAGGGAAAATCGGAAAACGAAATTCTTGCTCAGGCTGCTAAGAAGCAGAAGCGTATGGATGAAGCCAAGGCTGCTGGTGGTGTTAATGCTCCTAAGAAAATTGCGAAGCGTCAAAGTGACCGTGCTGCTAAGGCTAAAGAAGCGATTAAGAATCGTAAAAAGAAGAAGTAGTTGTGGCTAGGAAGCCTGCTAAGAAGTCTCAGGGTTTTGATTTGGATGCTTTGTTGAAGTATCTTGGCATGGCTTCAGGTAACCTTCCAAAAGGTACTCAACCTAATATGGCAAACCAATTTGGTGCTTCTGCTAATGCTGCTGTTTCACAGGGTATTGTCAAAAATACTGGTAAGGCTGCAAAAGGGTTGGATTTATTAACTACTGGTGGTGTTGGTCAGTTGGGTTACGATTTGGCTACTGGTAAAAAAATGTCCAAGAAACAGTTGGCGCTTCAGGCGGCATACATTGGTTCAAACTTTGCGCCGTTAGGTAAAATTGCTAAGTTGGGTGGTCCTAGTGTAAAAACTGGTCGCCGTGTTGTGGATTCCGCTAAACAGTTACGGATGTTGCAGATGCTATTGGGTGGCGAATAACCCTATTTGGGAACAGATACAGCATTTGTGATGACTACAGATGCCCCTCCTACAGCAGTTCAAGCCCAAGCGTATTATGGTACAAAAGTTACTGGATACCGTTTAGCCCACACCGATGGCGCCCGTCAGGCGCCCCCTAGTGGACCTTATTTGGGTCGTGAGGGCAAGTGTTCCGCTAACGAGGACAGTTGTGAGGGGTTTGCCATTAAGGGTTCCGAGTTTTGTGTTGGGCATACCCGTAAGGCTGTTAAAACTAAAAAGGTTTCATAATGGGTTATGTAGCCCAGACTGCTGCCACGATTCGTGGGTTTGTCCGTGATATAACGGATTTAGATACGGCTGATTTGCCAGACAGTTTGTTGAATATGTATATTCGTGACGGCTATTATCGCATATTAGATTTAGAGAAGCGTTGGAAGTTTCTGGAGGAAACTTTTACTTTTAACACAGTTGTAAACCAGCGTGCTTATACGGTTGCCAATTTTACTGCTGACCCTATTCGTGAGGTTATTTCCATTGTGGATAACACCGATATTGGTACCCGTTTGGACATGGTTGGTCATGACATGGCTGAGGAAACCTATGTTGGTACTTACGACATTTCTGGTAATCCGTTGTTTTATTCGGTGTGGGATAGTCAAATACATTTGTATCCCAAGCCGAACAGTGTTCGGACTTTAACTTGTCGTGGTTATCGTGAGCCTACGGATTGGTTTACAACATTAGGTAATGTTGATGCGTCTAAGAATTTGCATTTGCCTTTGGTGTATTATGCTTGCAGTCGTATTTATCAGCGTCTTGAGGACACTGGTATGTCTGCCGAATATAAGCGTGCGTTTGATGAGGGCGTTGCGTTAGCACGAAACGCCGAAATGAAACCAGTTAGTCACGCCCATTTGATATTGGCGCATGGACAAACTCGTGGCAGACCAACCTTCAAGGGTTGGATGCAACAACTTGGAAGAACTTTAGGTAACTAATGACTGTCGGCATTTTTGAGCAACAGGACTTTACTGGTGGGTTGAATCTTCGTGCTGACCAGTTTCAGTTGGCTGAGAATGAGTCTCCTAAGATGTTGAATGTTGATGTGGACCCTAGAGGTGGGGTGTTTACTCGTGGCGGCTATACAGCGATTAATAGCAGTGTTATTGCTAGTTGGAATCCTCATCGGTTGTTTCGGTTTGATGGTGATACACCACAAATAATGTTGTCTAACAGCACTAAGGTTTATCGTTCTACTGGAAGCAATTTTTCTACTTTGCAGTATTCGTCTGGTAACGATATTGCTGTTGGTTCTAATTTTGGTGCAGGGTTTGCTCAGTGGGGTAAAACTTTATATATTTCTACTGGCACTAGCGGTAACGGTGGCTATAAGTGGCAGACTGCTAATACTTATGCTACTGCTTTGACGGCGAGCGGTCCTACTTTTCAACCGTATGTTACCCCAACTGCTGGTTTTATGCCGTGCGCCAAACATCTTGCTGTCCATGCTAATAAAATGTTTGCTGCTAATACTATTGAGAACTCTGTTGAGTTTCCGAATCGTGTGCGTTGGTCGCACGATTCTTTACCTGAGGATTGGATGACTGATGACTATATTGATGTGGAGGGTGGCGGGAATGGTGTTACTGGTTTGGCTGTGGTTTCTGGTCAGTTGGTAATTTTTAAACCTAGAGCCATTTTTGTTTTGTTTGGTTACGATTCAGCAAGTTTCACTATTGTTGAGTTATCTAACCATCTTGGTATTAACACTCCTCGTAGTTTTGCGCAGTCTGATGTGGGTGTATATTTTTTTTCGTATCCTGAGGGGTTTCATTACTATAATGGTTCTAGTGTAAAAAACATTTTTAACCAGTTGCAACCGATTATAGATTTAAACTATTTGGATGTGACGACTAAACCTGTTGATGTTTCTTGGGTTAATAGCCGTGTGTGGTTTGGTGTGCCGTATTCTACAACTGGTTCTGCCGCCACTAAGGTGACGGTCAATTTTGTTTATGACCCTTCTATTAATGCTGCTGGGACATACACAATGTTTCAGTCATCTGATTCGTATGGGCTTGTTGGTGGTATTAACTGGGAAAACTCTAGTGGTGTGTCTTTTGGTTTGATGTGTCATGCAAATATTGGGCGTGTTGTTTCTGTAGATAATTATGAGGAGCAGCAAGACAACTTGGATGGTACTGCAAGTAGTTTTGTTACCCGTTATCGCACTAAATGGTTTGATGCTGGTTCTTATATTCAAAAGAAAATGTTTCGCAGACCTGATTTTGTTTTGAAGGAACCTAATGCAAGTACCACTATTACGGTTGATGTGTACCACAATTTTGATGAGGCTGAAGGTAATCAGCGTAGGACTTTTAATTTGACTTTGACTCCTGATACAACTGCGATGGCTTGGGGTTCTGGTTTGTGGGGTACTGGGTTGTGGGGTGCTGGTGCTGCTAGCGCTGTTGTTGTCACTGGTTCTAATCTTGGTTTGGCTAGGTGTGTTCAGTTGGAGTTTTCTGGCGAACTGGGTAAAAGATGGGGTATTAACAGTATTGGTTACAAATTTCAATCACGAAGGGTTAAGGGTTAATGGCTACACTTTCTATTCCTTATAGTTTTGTTAATGGTACTACTGCTGTCGCAGCAGAAGTTAATGGAAACTTTACTGCTGTCAAAACTTTTGTTGAGGCTCTTGCGGCGGGGACAAATATTGATGCTGGTGCTATCACTAGCGGTTCGTTGTCTGCGACTGGTGTTGTTGCTGGCGCATATACGACAGCGAACATTACGGTTGATTCGCAAGGTCGTTTAACAGCAGCGGCATCAGGTACCAGCGCTACTGGTGATAGTGACCAAGTTGTGTTGGGTTCGCAGGTGTTTGGATAATGGCAGAAAATTTGAATCTTCCTCTGATTAACATTCTTACTAGTGTTGATGCGGATGTGTTGCGCCAAATTTTTACCGATATCAGTAAGAAAGTAAATGAAATGAATGACGAGTTAAAAACATTGAAGCAGGGCTAAAAGCATTATGAGCATGATGGAAAATTATGGTGATTATGGGTTGGCTGAGGCGTCTGCTTTGCGCCGCCGTCAGCGTGGTTCGTTGGCTAATCAGGCTGCAGCGTTTCAGGGGCAGAAGCGTGGTAAGCGCCGTCTTGAGGATGTTAGCCGTGTTTACACTGAGGGTTATCAGCCGTTGGCGTCTAGTTTTGGTCAGCGTGGTTTGGGTGGTGCAAATGTTAAGTCGGGTATTCGCCGTTCTAGTCTTAGTCGTTATGCGGAGAAGTTTCAACGGGATTTGGGTGCTGAGACACAGAACATTCAGGATGATTTAAATAATGTTGCGATGCAGGAGGCTGATGAGCAGGCGGAACTTGAGGATTATATTGCTCAGTTGCGTTTGCAGAAGGCTCAACAGATTATGGCTACGGCTGCTAGTTTGCAGCAGTATGCCTCTTATTAGGAACATGTAGGAGATTATTGTGGCTAAAGATAAAGACAAAGGTAAAGCACCTAAAAGTACTCAGTCTCAGGCTGACCGTCTTGCTGCTCGGGCTCGGGCTTACGGTCTGAGTTCTTCGGGTAAAAATATTACCAATGTTGGTGGTGATGTAACTGGTGGTGGATATATTTCTTCTTCTGAAGCCAGACAGCGTGCTTTAGATGCGGCATCTGACCGTGCTAAGGCTCAAGCAGATTTTATTAAAAAGCAACAAAAATCTGAAGAAAAGTTTGGTCCTAAAACTGGTGGAACTGGTGGTGGAAGTAGTGCTTTGACTGAGGCTCAGCGTTTGGCTAATGAACTTGCTCGTCTTAAAATTCAAGCGGAATACGATAAGGCTGACCGTGAAGCACAAGAAGTGTTGGATGACCGTGCGGCGTCAGCACAAGAGAAAGCAGATGCAACTGCTGAACGACAACGCAAATTTGCTGCGTTGTCTGAGGTTGCAAACATTTATGGTCGTCAAGGTGCGGAAACAGATGCGTTGTATGGTGGACAGTTAGAAGATTTGCCATCACGCAGACAAGCAGATTTGGATGCTTTGCTTCAGGCTGTTAGCGCTGGTAAGGAAACTATTACTGGTGCCGAAAACCAGTTCTTGTCCTCGCTTGTTGCGCCACAAGCGTACTCTAATGTTCCGTTAGTAGATTTTTCTACAGCCCAACCCGTCAATCCTTTGATGGGTGCGTTAGGTGCTGAAGGTGCTGGTACTGCTGGAGTTACTGGTCAGTCTGCAATGGATGCGCAGTTGGCTGCGCAATATGCACAGTTGGCTAAAAGTTCTGCTCAACAGTTAAATACTGGTTCACAAAACTATTTGGCAGCGTTGCGTAATGCGGGGACAGGTGCTGCTGCGGCTGGTCGCCAACAATTAGGTATGGGTCAAAACATTTATCAGAATCAAATTAACACTAAGTATTCGGATTTGACTAACCAGTTGGCTATGCAGCGTTTGCAGGCGCAGCAAGAGGCTGCTGCTAGAACTGCTGAGGCTCAGGCTAATGCGGCTCAATATGGTGAAACTCCTGCTGTGATGCCTGTGGTACCACCGTTACCGCCAACAGAACCTCCTGCGGGTGATGGTGGCGCTGCCGCCGCCGCCGAGGCAGAGCGTAAACGCCGTGAACGAGAAGCCGCCATTGCCGCCCTTAATGCGGCACGCCGTAATCAGTTTTAATCCATAATCCCATTATGGGAACAACTAGAGCATAATTGATGGCGATTACACCGAATCCAGTAACTGCTTTTCGTAAGAGCGGTAAAACACCGCCTAAACCGCCAAAGTTAGAAGATTACTATAAAACGCTGTATGGGGAAAATGCGCCGACAACACCATCTCCTGTTGTTCAAGAATCAACAAAACCTGTTGTTTTTAAAGAAGAAAAATCAACCACATCGGAAGAACAGCAAAAGTTACTTACTGGTGCACGAACTGTTCAAGAAAGAATCCGTCTTTCAGAAAGTTTAACTGCTAAACAGAAACAGGAACTTATTGCGGATGCCGAGCGTATTGCAGCGGGTCAAAAACGAGAAGTTTCTACTGGTGGTCCAACACCATCGTTTATCAAAAAACTACAAAATGTTGCTGTTTCTAAAGTGTTATCCCCGTTTAAATCTAGTTACAAGTCGGTTACTACTGCTGGTGGAGATTTTTCGTTGCAGTCTCAAGGTGAGGCTGTTGCTGGGTTGTTTGGGAAAGTTCTTAACCCAATTAATCGTGTTGGTCAATCTGCTAGCAAAGAGTTGTCTGATTTGCAACTTAGTATAAAAAACCCCATATTGAGAGGGGTTGCTAAATCGGCTGGTTCCTTACTGGCAACACCTCTTGCTCAAATTGGTGCTGACATTATAAGTATGGGCAACACAAAAGAAGAATTGTTAAAACGCCCAGATATCGGTGAAGATAAAATTACACCTAGTTTTACAGATTTTATTAATCAGGCTAAGGACCCTGATTGGGGTTTAAAGAAAACTGTTATTGCTAAACGCAATGTTGAGCGTAACAAATATATTGGCACTGTTCAAAACCTTATTTCTGAAGAAATTACTAAACCGTTAAATTATGTTACTGGTGTTGGTCAAGTTCAATATGTTGGCAAGGCTGGGCGTGCGACCTTGGCAGCAAAGTTTATGACAACAGAAATGTTGGAAAAGTATCCTACGCTGGTTGGTAAGGCTAATGAAATTAATCGCATCGGCATGTGGGCTATCCCTAGAGAGATTCGTTTGGCTGAAGGTATTAATACTGGTTTGCGTTTGGCTGGTAAACCTGTGCAATGGACTGAACCCATTGCTGATGTTATTGGTCAAGGTTGGGCTTTGACCCGTGCACAGATTGGTGATATTGCTCGTTCAGTCGTCACTTTGCCTCTTAGGGCAAAAGGTTTAGGTGATGTGGTTGTCCCCGTGTTCACACCTGCTAGCAGAATAAGTTTGGCTGGTGCTGGAAGAAAAACTTTAGGCGGCGAATATATTTTAAACAACACAACAGTTATTCGTGGCTTGGCTGGATGGTCTGCTGCTAACGCTGGTAAGGGTGAAACAGGTCATGCGTACGCATTGTTTACAAGTGGCGTTAAAGAAATTATTGATGAAGCCCGTGACGCTGGAGTTGCCAGCAAACTAATTAGTCTTATTGAGGACCCCGAGTTACCAAGAACCGCTATTGAAGATGGATTAATTAAACGCTATAAGGCTTGGCAAGATAGTGCCTATAAGTCTGTTGAACAAAAATATAAACAGTTTGGTTTTGATTTTGATACTGACATCCCTGATTTTAGTTTTATTGATAACTATGTTCATCACACAATTACCAAAGATGCTAAAAGTTTTTTGCGTTCCATAGATGCTTTTGGTGCTAAACCGATTCCGTTCAAAGATAAAAAGACTGGTAAAAAGGTTGTTTTTAATACAAATAATCTTAGTTATAACGAAATTGTTACTGTTGGTGCACCGTTAAAGTTTCGCAGCCTGAAGGCTGGCGAAGAATTTATGGGTCGCATATTAGAAAAAGGTGGCATTGATGAAATTAACAAAATTTTTAAAGAAGTTTCAGGCACTGATATAAACTTTTTTGATACCGATATCGGTAATGTTGCTGATTCGTATTCGTTTTCTTTGGCTAAACAGCAAAGCCGTGAAGTGTTTACTAGGCGGTTGATGGCGTATGGTGAGGACGCTGCGCAAAAATTGATAGATGTTGAAATCCCAAACAAAGCGCTTGCTTCTGAACTAATTAAATCACACAAAGGTTTGGTGGCTGTTCGTAATTCGTTGCGTAAAGGTGCTGCCAACCAGCGACAAACCTTGGGCGAGATTGTTAATCGTGGCATGAAATATGCTGACGATTTAGTTAAAGAAAATTTGAAACAACGCAAACTTACTGAGCGTGAGATTAAAACAACTGTAACAAAACTGCGGGCGTTAGAGTTTGACTTGTCTCGTGCCCGCACTATGGCAAGTACCGTTGAAGTGTCTATGCGTGAAAACTTTGATGCAACACATTCTGTGTTGTTGGCACAAGTTAAAGAGTTGCGTCAAGCGGTTGAGATTGGTGATGGCGGTTTGGCTGAGGTGCGCACAACTTTGCAGCAAACATATATGGCGATGTTTCCAAACTCCAAACGGATTCCTGATGATATAAACATTTTGGCTGACCGCATTATGGCGGCTCGTGGCGCTCCTGTTTCTCGTGAAGCACGAGCCGTTACAGCCGAGTTGCGCAAGATTAATGCACAACTAGATTTGGTGGACCCGAACAGCCCTGAATATGCTGCATTGGTGCAGCAAGAAGGCTATTATAAAGATTTGCAAAACGGGTATCGCATTATGGGTGAGGTGCGTTCTGCACAAACTTATGCTCCTGACAACGGGTTTCTATACACTAGTCAAACCGATTTAGGTTCGCCTGACGCACCGTTTCAGTTGCTTCATAGCGAACCAACAATATTTCAAGGTGCTTCTGATGTGATTGGTGTCCATGCTTTTCCTGATAACAAGGTTGTTGATTCACGGACATCGGATGGTATTCAAGAAATATTTGGGTCAGACAACTTTGTTAAAAGCATTGATACACAACTGCAAGATGCTGGGTTGGATGCTGACAGGGTGTTTATCAAAACCTATTATGACTTGAAACAGGGTTTGCCGTTGGACCCAGAAATTGAGCGTGGCTATCCAGATTTAGTTAATTTGATTGATGACATATTGGATAATGCTGGTCGTGAGATGCCTGCGGGCGGTGACTCTGATGTTGTTAAAAACATTTATGATGATTTTGTTGCATCTATGGTTGGTATTGCGCACATATCGGGTGACCCTGCTGCGGAACAAACTGGCAGAATGATTATAGATTCGGCTTTGGGTGATGTGGCTTTGGCTGCCGACCTAGAAAGGCAGATGGACGGGTTGTTGTTGCCTGCGAAATTGTTTGATGACACTGCCGAGGATACTGCGATTGTTGTTGTTAAACCACAGGACTATATGGTTACACCGTCTAATTCAACTACGGCACCTGTTCAGGGTGCCGACAACCCTGTGTTGGGTTCTATATTGCGTTCTGATTATACGACTGCTAGCGAGGCTGCTGCGGGTCGTTTGGCTGCGGCTGCTGGGGCACGCCAAGAAGTTGATGTTGCTCGTAGTTCTATTGCTAGTCGTATTAACGAATTGACCGCTCAAAAAGAAATGTTGGCTAAGCAAAAGATACAACGACAGCAAGTTGTTGCTGGTGCACGAGCACAAGTTGCGCAGATTACAGGCACAAAGCAAACGGTCAATATTGCTGGGCAGAAAGTTGTGTTGGACCGTGCTGGCATTACAAAAGCATTACAGGCAGCGACAAAAGAAGAAGCAAAGTTGCGCAGAAATTTAGAGCGTTCTATTGCTCAGTCTGTTAGCAACATTCGTGTTGGTGGACGAGCAAAACAAATTGCTGTTCCTAAACCAAAAGAACTTGAATCCATTATAGAAAAAGTTGCAGCCAACGAAGGTTTGTCTGTGCGTATGCTGACAGGCAAAGAGCCAAATGTTGGTTATATGGTTGCAAGAAAAGAATTTTCTAGTATTGTTCCTGCATCGGATTTCTTTGAGAAATCAACTGGTGTAAACATATTGGAATCATATTTCAACAGTAAGAAAGAACAGTTGGGTGGCAAAAACTATCTTGGTGTTTGGCACGATAAAAAGAACAACGAAGTTGTTTTGGATGTTGTGGACAATATACTTAAAGAAGATGAAGCAATTAGAACTGGTGTTGAAAGAAATCAGCAGTCAATTTGGGATGTAAAAAATCAAACAGAAATACCGACAGGAGGAACTGGTGGTAGAGAAGAAACAACAGGAGTTCGTGGAATTGATACAGCCACCCAAGCCGTTAGCAGAAATGTCCCAGCAGGAAATCAGGGCGTTCTCGGAACAGGTGTGGGAACTTCTAGCGCAACAACGCAAACAATCGTAGGTGCGGAAAGAAAATTATTAGAGTATCAAGACCGTTTAACGGTTTTGTTTGAACAAGCCAAAACATTAAAACAGTGGAGCGACAGCACAGGTAACGCTTTGCGTAATGAACTTGCTGCTGTTGGGCAATCTATGCTAGATATGCCTGCAAGGGGTGAGGCTGGTGTTGCTGCCCGTGAGTGGGTACGCAGTGTTCAACGCAGTGTTGAATCCACGAAGTTCATTAAAGACAAAACAGTTAAGACGGCATACGAGCGTGTAACACAGTTGTTGCATGTCGGTGAGGTCGGTATGGCTCAAGCAGAGGACGCTGTTACCGCTAACCGTGAACTACTAGACATTGTTAAGGCTGGCAGGTTTGGTGAAGTTATGGCACCAGTAGAACAAAGGGTGCTTGAAGGATGGGAAGCAATCCTAGGTTTGGGTGTGCAAGCACCTGAGCAGTTGTTATCTGTGTGGAAACCTAATTTGCAGAAACTTCTTAGCACAGCGAACGCTGGTATGGTTAGACAGTTTTTGTCCGCTGCAAATAGTTTGTTTAAAACTTATGCGGTAACCAGTGTTGGTTTTGTTGTTCGTAACTCGTATTCGTCTATGTTTATGAACGCTGTCGCTGGTGTTGATGGCATGACTGCGGTTAAGGGTGTTCAGGCTATGAACGCATACAACAAGCATGGTGCAGCAAAGTGGTTGGATGAACTTGGCATTACGGACACTGTGGTGCGTGGGCAATATGAGCAGGCATTGAAGGCGGCGATTGCAACAGGATTACAGGGGTCGTTTACAGATTTGCGTGAACCTGTTATTGCTGGCACGCTCGGTGAGCGTGTAATCAATTTGTTGAATAAAACTGGTTTGGATTCTTTTAGTTTGGGTACACGCATGCAGCCTGCTGCAGAGAACGCAGCGGAGTTTGTTCGCAAACAAGGATTCTCTACCAACTCGTACACTAGGACTGTTCGCCGTGCGAACACCCGTGTTGAAGCAGCGGTACGATTCCCGATGGCATTAGACACCATATTGAAGGGTGGTAGTTACGATGATGCGGTTGCAAAAGTAACCCGCTACCATTTTGATTATACCGATTTGTCCAAGTTGGATGAGGCTGCGTTGCAGTTGGTGCCGTTTTGGATTTGGACAACACGAAACATTCCGAATCAAATAACAAACCAGTTTATGCGTCCAAACGCATACAACATTTACGAGAAGGTGCAACAGTCGTTGCCTGTTGATAGCAGAGAAATTATCCCTGAATGGCAAGAATCCCGTGAGCCGTTGGGTGTTGGTCGTGGTGATGTGCCGTTGCTGGGTGAGGGCTATTATACGATTCAACCTGATTTGCCTCAACAAAGATTGCAGGAAAGTTTGCTCTCAATTTTAGACCCACGCAGAATAATTGGTCAGGCGTATCCAGTTTATAAACTGCCTTTTGAGTTTGTTGCTGGTAGGCAACTTGGGCTTAATGTTGGTCCGTTCCCTGAAAAAACACCTGCTCGTGGGTTGGAGTTAGCCGCTGTTAATGTTTTGGAAGCAATCGGGTTTGACCCTGTTTATGACAAAGAGGGCAACAAAACAATTAGGGGTTTTACTCAATATGCTTTGGGTAACGCTATTCCGTTGATTTCCAGATTGCAAAGATTGTCTGGCGGTACTTTGGGTGGTAAAGAAAATTATGCTACCCGAACTGGTCAATCATGGTTGAATGAGTTGGGTATTCCGATTACAATTATTAAAGACGATAATGTTCGTAGTGAGTTGATTAATCGTCAGTTTACTTTGAAAGATTTTACTAAAGAAATGATTAGCCGTAATTTGATTCCAGCAGAGGATTAATGTTTAAAGCAAAAGTGTGTGCATGTGCGGAACGGCAAAAGCCGTTACCACAGAACCCTGTGTGCGGAGACAAACTTGATGACAGCGAAGAAGATTAGGCTCGTTCATCGTTAGATAAAGCGTATTGCAGTTCTAACATAATTTTTCCGTATTCAATTAAACAATCCGCTATCGCTTCGTGGCTACCAAGGCATGCTTTTGTCCACATCTGCATCAGGTCTTTGGCTTGTAGTCGGCTGATAGAGAACTCTAAGGTGTATCCTTTGTCGCTGTCAAACATTAATCGGGCAAACTTTTCTGACATTTCATCCATGTCGTCAGGGTTAAAGTCCATAATGGTTTTCTCTTGATTTTCTAATCTGTTTGATAACCACTTTGGTTTCTTGTAAGTCTCGTATGCGGGCGTGAGGTAACCCCAACTTTTTTGCTTCCGCTATAAGTTGGCGTGTCATTTCTTCAAACATGTCTAAGTTAATTGGCTTTTGTGATTTCGTCATAAATTCTTTGACCCACTTCCGAGATTTTTTCATCCAACGAGGGATACATGGCGTTAAGAACAGAGATGACTGCGAGCAGTGTCGCAATCATAAACTCGTCATCTATGTTGATTGTTGTTCCACCGATGTCAAACAGTTTCCCTTTGGAACCATATTGGCTGATTTGTTCCTCGCTCATATATCTAACTCCAGTCTCAATGGCATATATTTGTCTTGCGCAATCTTGTCGGAATCTAAAGGCAACATGAAGGTGTCTCGGTACAGCATGACAGAGATAACGGCGTAGCCGATTATGTCCTCGTATGCGTCTTTCAACGGTTCTGTTACCTGTGCTGATACACCGCCACGCTTCGTCAGATTTTCTGCTCGGGCAATCTTGTCGCACATACGAACAGCAACACCAACCAAACCAAACTTGCTGATGTTCCCATGCCCGTAATCGTGCTGTTTACGGCACAACAACTTGTGCATCTCCGTTTTGTCCATGCCCAATGTCAAAGGCACCAACGAGTGCATAGCCATACACCCAGCATCCACCATTACAGAAACCGCAGTGGCGTCACTGGCGGCATCATGCCAAGTAACAAAAGACGCAAGACTATCTAAGATGGCGTTATATTTTTTCCAAATCGGTTCCTCAAACCTGACTGTGGAAACAATGTCGGTGATGTATTCCAGCGCTTGTAGCGAGGCTTCATCCCAAGTTTTTGGTGTAGGTTGTGGCATATTTACTCCTGAATGTTTCGTTTTCTAGTAAGGCTTTTTTGAGATTTTCCAGCGCACGGCGGGTTTTCCGCCATGCGTGAGATTTCGCTTTGATTCCAATGTTGTCTTTTGCTGTTTCGTAAGTGTTTTGCTGAAAAAATATTTCATTTAAAATCTCTTTATCTGTTTTGCTAAGTGTATCAAACACTGTTTGAACGAGGTCAATGAGTTCCCAATCTGTTGGCGCAGACATGTCATTATCCATGAACGGTTGCATAAGTATTTCATAAAACGAGGCTCCCTGTCGTGCTGTTGGTTCATACTTCATTGAGATTACGGCGATGTTCTTTCTCACGATAATTCGCTACACGCCTGCGCTTACCGCCTTCAACTGGTGTTTCACTGAGGGCGGACACCATAATCTTTTTACCAGTTTTCGGGTCGGTGGATTCTATGTTGTATTCCCACATCCACATCATTACACGCTTCATTGTTTCTCCGCCACAACATGATGAACCTGTTTGTCGTCATCCCAAGCAGCACCATTAAGACCATCCATTATGGTTTTAATATAATTATCTATGTCGCCACGCAGTTTAGAATCGCTGCCATAGTAAGGGCAAACCACAATCAATGTGCCATCGGGGGCAAAGTTGATGACCAGCGACACTGGACCTGTGAACTTCGGTCTGTCTCCCCACGCTGTGCGTACCAATGTCTCCGCATCTATGGTGCGTTGGGGCGTGAATACACGCCCACGCCTAGTCATACGAGGGCGTCCCTTCGGGACTGGTTTTACGGGGACAAAAACGGATATAGATTCGTTAGTGAAAGATTCAGAGTTCCGTTCGGTTGTCATCTTGCTCGCCTTTGTTTATATGAATTATGTTTATCGTACATTCGGCAAGCGGAACTTCAATAAATTGTTCATTATCTGTGTATATGGTATCTTTGGTTACGATTATAGCCGACTCCAAAGACTTTTTCCCTACTGTTAGGGCATGTGTTCTTTCGTGGTTTAACATTACGAACACAACTTCGGCTGTGGTTTTAAGAAACTTCAGTTTTCGGGCTGAGAAATGTACGGTATTAAACGGAAACTGGTCACCTTTCCAGTTGTGTTTGATTTCTACTTCAATGCCGTATGGGACTCCGCCGTAATCGCCAACCAAATCTATGCCATATTGGTCAGGGTTTATGTCCCCGTAAAAGCCTTGCGACATCAACCAGTCCAACACCAAATGTTTTGCTGGGTCATCCGAATCGTACATGGATTGGTCAAACGGTTTTCTCACGAGAACACTCGGACTACCAGTTTGTCTATTTCTAGTTCTCCGTTGGGGCGCAAATGGTATTTGCCCCATCTGCGGTCAGCGTCTTGTAAAACAACTTTTGTTTCGCTTGGGGACATACATGAACGGACACATTCGTGTCCAAGTTTTGCGAGTGTTGTTGAGCGGTCTTTGTTGGGCAGAGGACCATCACGCCATATAACTTTCCCCAAAGGGGAGAGTTGTGTCAAAGCATCCGCTACCGCAACTGACTGGTTCATGTTGATGACTGTGTGTGATGCGACTGGTTCTTTCCATAATGATGCAAGATGATTTATGGTTTCTATTGGGGTTCGCCCTTTGATGGCAAGCGAAATGAATTCGTCTAATGGTAGTGCGGTGCCTGTGTCATCCAATATGCGTCTATGCGAATCAGACATGTCTAACGCTTTGTAGTACGGTAAACGCACATAGTTGCCGTACTGTCCACTGGCTAATGTTTCTTGCTTCGGGTTCACTTCTCGTGCAGGGTACTCTGCGACTTGATGAGCGCACAGAAACATTCTGCGCATCGCTGACGCTGGTACTGGTCGGTCAGCGAACACCCAAACATGGTAGCCCTTGGAGCGTGACCGCTCTATAAACGATGGCACATTCACTGCCTGTAACGCTGATTGAATCTTTTTGGCGCCAGCATAATCCTCAATGTCAATGTCTGAACAGCCCCACGCAACATGATAGATGTTGTTTATGGGCACCATCGGGTACACACCGATGGCTTCAACACCATCCAAGTGTCGTTGGAACACCTCGTGTGTTAGCGGTTCTTTGACGCAACGACCTTCTTCGTGTCCGTACACATCGCCACGACCACGAAACAGGTTTGCGAACAGTCCAGTTACTTGTGGTTCTATGTTTATCATTACCAATCACCAAAGTCTGCGAGTTCTAGTTGCTGAACTACGGGGACATCATCGGGTTTGTGGAGCATGTTTGATGGCAGATTGTGGTTCGTTAGCCGTGTCAGTCTGCCTGTGCCTTGTTCAATTTCGTAATCCATGTCATCCAACAGCGATGACGCTGGGCGTTTACACTTCACAAGGTTGATGGTCACGGTATTCATGTGGATACGGCGTTCGTATCGCAACGAATCCAACCGCTCCAACAGCCGTTCTGTTGAATTAGATTTATCTAACTTTTCTTCTATCTCACGAATCTGTGCTTCAATCTCAAATCGTTTACGGCGAACACCAATCACATGCGCTGATTGTTGCTCACCACCGTATGCACCTGAAGATATAGTCATTTTTCGCCCATCCGCACCTGCGGAACGGGACGATTGATGCAATACCAATAATGGAACATTATGTCGTTTGCCGAAACCTTTGAGCGTGTTCGCTTTGGATGGAACATCCTCACCACCGCCTGTCAGCAGTTCCAAGTAGTCAAAAACGATTAGCGATGGCTGTCCCCACATCTCCCGTACTTCGTTCAAAGCCCGTTCCATGTCTGCGAGGGACAACATTTGGTCAAAGACCGCTAGGTTCGGGAACTCCTCGGTTGATGTTTTGCGTAACAGTTCAATCGCTTCGGGGTTGCCTTGCGAGATGTCTTGTTCCAATATGTTGGCATCAATCCCGTGTGTCAGGCACGCCAACTTTATCAAAGTTAGTGTGCGAGGTTCGTCAGGGCAAAAGTAGATTACTGGTTTGTCTTTGTTTGCGAGCAAAATTTGTAGCAGAAACAAAGTTTTTCCGCTGTGGCTGTAGCCGTTTATTAAACACATCTCTGATGGTGCGATGCCACGCATTTGCCCATCTATGTCGGGGAACCCTAGGTAGATTCGTTCGTCAGGGTTTTGTGCCCAATGCACATATTCATCTGCGGCGAGTGCCAGCGGTTTAAAAAACTGTGTAGGTGTCTTAGATGCGTCAAAGACGGGGAGTTGTTCTCCCCGTCCTAACGCAGTCCATCGCCCCTTAAAATCGGGGTCTTGCATTATGACCTAGGCTTCGGTGCCCAAAACGCATCATTGCTGGTGGTTGATTTGAACCAAGGACGCTTCGGGTTTACGGTCAAACCATCACGGTTGTCCCATACTTCCGTCACACCTTTTTTCGCACATTCAGCAGACAACCATGCTGGGATATCTCCGTGTTGTTTGCCTTTGACACGCACTTGAAACCCTGAGGTTTGTTGTGGTGTTGATTGTGTTTGTGTTACGACAACAGAGTTCGGGAACACTTGTTGAGCGACCTCAACAACTTGTTCGTCCGTGAGTCCTGTCATGCCGTGCTTCTCAAGCAGTGCTTCCAATGTTACATCAAATGCCACTACCCAATTTCCGACATTTGTTTGTAGGTCATCCGTTTTCGGCGTCAAGTCAGCGGCAATTTTCGCCGCAACTTGCGTAATTATTGATTGGTCTTTACTGATGGTATTCATGTTTACACCTCCAAGGTGTTGTTTGTTGTTATTGCTGTATTCGTATTACTTACAAGTCGGCTGGCAAAGGGGAGGTTGTCACACTTGCCATGTGGCACTTCACCAGCCTTAATAAAAAATATTGTATCATTCTGATAGTGTTGGATTGTCATTGCGAATCAAGTAACGAATGTTCACAACCATACCTTTAGGTATCACCAACGAATGTCCAACTGTGCCAACATCGTTCAGCAACATAATCAAAGTTACATGTGTGCGGGATTCCTGCCACAAGTATCCGATAGCGAAACTTTTGGATGGCATTATGGAATCAACATTCTCAGGTGTGTCCCACCTGTCGCCTGAACCAACCGCATCAATCCATTGCACCTCAACCATAGGCATGGACAACGGTTGTTGCGTAGCGACAGCGGTAGCGACCACCAGTTCTATCGGTTCACGCATGGCTATTTGAGAATCAGTGATGCGTCAGACACTGTTGCGCCTTTGCACATTGACCAAAAATCGCACCACTTTGATGAACACAAATGTCCTTGGTCGTTCAACATCCACTCTCGGTCAAAACCAACTGACACACCCATAGAGCATGCCGAAACAATTTGGTGACCAATCCAACGGATGTGTTCTTGATTGCGATGTATTGAAACAACTTGTGCTTTCGGGGTTTCTTGACGAATCATCACACCATATTTGAACTCAATGTTGTCAGGGTCAGGCACCATGCCTTCAATACATGCAGCCCAAGCATACATGGATGCTTGTACAGCGTTCTTTTGTTTCTCGGCACCCGAGTATGAGCGTCCCGCAGTTTTCCAATCCCAGATAACACCAGATGGAGAAATATAATCCATAGTGCCTTCAATATAGATGTCGTAACCGTTTATGTTCGTCCCCGTAGGTAACACGAAACGGTGCTCAGTACGCCCACCCATCTCTACGAATGGCATAATGTTTGTGTACCATGCGGTGCACATGGACTCTATGTACGACAATATTTTTGTTTCATCAACACCTGTTCGCTTGTAAGGCAATGTCAGTAATCGCTGATACTCGGCTACAGAAACTTTCACCATCTCATCCAACTCGGCTTCCGCAAACGCCACATCTTCGGAGGTGTTGATAAAGTTTTCAATGCCATGATGGACGGCGGTACCAATCATTGTGGCATCGCTGTTCATTCGCATCTGCGGATTTTTCATAGCCAACCGAGCACGCTCAGGGCACATCAACACATCGTTCAACCATGACTGACGCACAAAGATGCGTTTCGCTGTTGTATCTACTTTCATTAGACCTCCATAATCGGATTTTGAATTAACATCATATCACACGATTTCGTAACGAGCGCACCAATAACAAACAATGTCATCAAACGCATCTGACCACACAGGTTTGCACGGAAACTCGGTGGCAGAAAACTTGTCGTTGCAACTTGGGCAACGCCCAGTTGTGTTCGGGTCAATATGTATCTGTGTTTTACCAGTCATCACTTACCTCCTTGTTTAGAACGGGCACGAATTTTCGTAACCGCAGAAATATGAAACTCCACACCAGTACGGTCAAACACCTCTTTGGCAACATGTGTAGGTGTCTCATCCGTACACAACGCCAAATCGTTTAACAGTTCTCGGGCAGATTTACGCTGACCCATTAAGTCACCGTACTTCGCTTTATGTCTAGCGAAAAACACTCTAGATAGATTGCTGACAATATGGGCGCTAAGACCGAAATGTTTACCCATCTCAACCCACACCACCTTGTCCCTAGACATGTAATAGTGCTCCAGTTCATCAATGAAATCATCTGACGCCTTGAAACATTTGGGGATGCCACCTGTGGTGCAAGCCTGTATCCACAATGTGGGAGTCACACCAAGTATGCCCAATATGGACAACAGAGATTTGTCCCCGTACTTTGTGTATGCGCTTTCCACATAGGTGCGAATCAGTTTCCATTTAGAAAAAGTTTCGTTATCTAAATTCAACGCCTGTAATTCGGATGCCATGTCAGGCAACAGAACCGCAGTGATGGACTCGCACCACGCATCATGGAACTTCACCAAATCCTCAAAATAGTTCAGGATGGTTTCGTTTGTCCAAGGCACACCATAATTGCGTAACTCGGCAAGTTCCTTGCCCATCCACATACCATGCACACCATCAGATATCTCTATGCGAACACCCAACGGTTTCACATCCGCTAAATCATCATGTTCCATTATGACCTTTCCGTAGCCTGAATAACGGCTTCCAACGCATCGCTGATACCTGACCAATACGACCCAAGTATCGCATCATCACGATACTTCAGTTCCTGTTGCTGTGCATACTGTTGCATCGCATAAAACCCTTTCAGGACTGTTGATTTTTTATGTTTAATGTAATCCACCATCACTTAACCTCCTCCATAGATACAGCGCCACCACTGGCAACTGAATGATTAATACACAACGGCAAAGCCGACATGCGAACAAACACAATTATTTCGTTATCACACTTCGGACACCTGTAGGTGCCAGCAGGTGACAACACTCGCTTCTTGCTTGGCTTGCTCGGCGTAGAGGGCTTGCGCCCCCCACCATCCGAACACACAACTGGTGCGTCAGTTTCCAAATCACTCCCCCTGTTCAAATACTTTATTGACCATGTACTTCATGGCTTTTTCCATAATGGCTTTAACCTCATCAGGTAACCCATCCATTGCGCCACCCACCGCAGTCTCACTCAACCCATTAACTGTGTCAATCGTAAGTTGAAACTCGGCTTCGGTGATGGCATCATCTCTACGAGCCATCCCCACAGCAGTGGCGAGCATCTGAGTAAACGCAACAGACTTCTCAACCTCTTTCGTGAACGACTCACAGAGATAATCATAAAATGCCGAAGGCAAATCATAATTCTCGCCGTCATACTCGTTCGTTGCAGGATTCGTACCGCTCAAGATGACACAGTTGCCACGCAACTCTTGATTGAAAATCATTGATGCCACAAGATTGATGTCTAGTGGCGGTTCCATGATTCGTCCCTCATCGTGAACATAACCAACCAGTGTGAACACGGTTCCGTCCTCGGAATTGCCACACTCAATGCGAACACAATCAAAGTGTCCACCTACTTTTTCTTGGATGTCAGCGATATCGCCAACAACCACTGGCTCGGGCTTGTGCCCTACTTCTGTGCCAATCACGGCACCCATAGTTATGCCTAACATTACAACCTCCTAAGTTGCATATTGCTTATTAGCATGGACAAATCATCCATACTAGATGCCATCGTCAGATGGCAAATCATTAAACGATTACTATTACTATATCCAACCACTAGTGTGCGGTTGTCAATCATCCCAATCTAAATCTTGGTCATACGGATAATCACGCCCATGCTTATAGCGCTGTGAACCCGATTCCCGAGGGATGATATATAAACCAATCATGAACATCAACCAAATGATGCCCCAACATCCGATAAAAACTTCCCAAATACTCATTCTGAGTCCTCCTCACAATAATGTTCTTCGCTCTCATCAATCCATTCGGACAACAATTCTTCAAGAACTTCGTTGCCGAACTCAACTACACGACATGACAATTCGTTAGAAATTTCGTCTAACACGAACTCGCATTTGTTCTCATGCCAAGTGGGCTGATGCCCTTGTATGTCCTCGGGTATCCATTTCACTATTACTTCGTAACCCATAATTACCTCCATAATCAAGTCATGCTGGACTCATCAGCAACCGCAACACGGTTAGACACCCACAACACACAACACGCTGTGGGCGTTTCGTCCTAAAGGTTTGTTATATCAACTCCATTCCCTTGATTGTGGACACAACCCATTCCACAGGGTTCTCCATCATCGTGCTGAACCGCTCCTTGAGGCGTTCAATGCGAATGTCTGCACCATAATCAGCCGCATACTCTGTATGTGTTGTCGCACCATACGAATGTCTAGAACCGCACCCAGCGAGTTCACGAACCGAGAATGTGATACGCCTCAGCATTGACGGGTTCGCCAAAGCGAACATCAACTCATCAATGTCCATCTGAGCCGTAGCGTCATGCAACTTGACAACCGTAGAGTGAACCCGATTACCGAAGGTAACCGCAGTCTCGCCCCACACTTCACAAGCGACACGCATCTTCTGCAAAGTGTCCACCAAAGCACACAGCACAATGCCACGCTGACGAATGAACTCGGCACTGAATGATGCAGATGCACCGTAGTCAATGAATATTTTGACCACACGACCCATACGCTCATTCGGCATCGGAACGAAACTGTACATGCATTCAGGTTCGCCAGTTAGCCAACGACCCACATCAACAGCACCACCTGAGGTCGCATATTCCAACTCCGAAACCATATCCAAACGGTTATCAATCTGCTCAGACAATTGCGACATGATTCGCTCAACCTCGGGACGAACCGCATGCCAGCCCTCAACAGCCAACTTGTGAGCCTCCGCATAGTTCGCAGTTTCACAAAATGTGGTATCGCCTTTATCTGATTGCTGTTTGTTCGGGTTCGCATTGGCATAAGCCAACATGTCACCAAACGAATCAAACTTATCTAGCAGAATGTTCTTACCATTAACCCAAGTTAATGTACCCATAATGAAACCTCCCAGTTTCGTAGAAACGATATTGAATGATAACCGATGCCACTAGATAGTGACACCAGCCATCACCTTGTCCAACTGCTCAGGCTTGAGTCCAGCGGTTATCTGTGTCGCAAACGCCTTCGCAGGAGCCATTCCAGCACCAATCTGTTTGGCACCATTCAGTGTGTTGCGTGGGGTAACCAACACTCGCAACCCAGCACTGAACACATTGGCTCGTGCTTTGCGAATCGCTGTTATCCACAGACGGGACACATCCAACGACAAGCCAACCGAATTAAGCATCGCATCTTCAACATTCTCATCAATGTCAATGTCAATCGTTGCAAAACGATTCAGAAACGCCTTGTCAATCGGGTTACGCCCCACATACTCGGCAGTAGCACCGTTACCGTAGGTATTCGCTGTGGCAATCGCAACGAAATTCGGATGCCGTGAAACCATGCCATCGGCAAACGCCATAGCATCGTTCGCAAGGGCACTGTTTAACACATTGAGCACATTCGGGTTGCCGTTGTCCACTTCGTCCAGCAAGAACACACCGCCATGCTCAAAGATACGGCGAAACTCGGTACCAACATAGTTGCCACCGCCAGCCATATAGCCCACCAACGCCGATTCAGGAGTCTGCCCCGAAACCGACTTGGATGCAAACGGCACATTCAAAGAATCAGCAACCTGCTTACCAATCGTAGATTTACCTGTACCAGCAGAACCCACAAGGTAAGCATGGACACCAGCACCAACAGTGTGCAAAATATCGGTAAACCGATTATGCAAAACACCTTGAATCTGAACCGTAGGTTTATTGGCAACCGTGATATTCATGACCTGAGGACGAAGCGAATCAATCTGCTTGGTAACCTCATGCTTGAAGCCATTAAACAGTGGGTCAATCGCATCGGCAACTAGTTGCTGAACTTGTGTTTCATCAACCCCAGCCTTGAACTTGTCCAATGCAACTTGCACCGCATTATGCACCACAAGTTGAATCGCACCATCCAACGAACCAGCCGAAACCGTAGGTTGAGGAACCACTACGGGCTCATAAGGCACTGAATGTACAGGAGGCGAATAAACAATAAATGGCTTGCCATTCACAATGGCATCATTAATCGCAACCAGCGAATGATACTGAGCAGGTTTACCCTTGAAATAGATACCGAGAAAATTGCATAAAGCAATCTTCTCGTTTTTCACACAATCACTAAAGTGTTTAGTGCTGTTGTCCTCAAAAGTGACAACATAATTACTTGAGTCATATCCTATGACTTTTAACGATTTAACTGCACTCATGAAATGACCTCCCAGTCAAGTTGTGTAATGGCTGTCCGTTCACGGACATCTAATGACGAGCACCATGCTCGTCCACCATCGTATTCAATTAAGTATAGCAAAACTATCTATAACATTTCAATTCCGTTATATTCATAGCGTGGCTTGCCACCATTACGGCGAAATTTCCATCCCGAAGGCATAATTTTGTTCATGCCCTGCTGGTCGGAAGCACTGCCCCAACCAGTAGAAATCGGAAAAAATTGCCAAACATTTTTATAACCACTATCCGTAAAAGCACCCATGACCGTACCATGATGCTTAACATAACGGCGTTTACGACCAGCGCTATCCAATATGTCTTGATAAGACCACTGACCACACTTACGCTCAGAACCCTCACGGAACCATTGACCCGATTCGTTCGGGTTAATATGTGCCAATTTCATAAATGAACCCCCCAGTCCATGTTCGTAATCGCTACTTAATCTGCATAATTGCATCGTAGATGGTAACAGAATCGCACTGCTACAAGGACACTAGCCCCACCTATTCGTGATTCACTCGTAAAGGCATAATGATGCCACACCATGAATCGCTCCGCAAATTCATTCGCCATGTCCCCGAACCGCAACACCCTCAAAGTGTGCCGATGACTACGCAAATGAACTTGCCTCAGTCTGTGAATACCGAACCGCTCACGATTCCATAATGCCGATGCACAATTACCGCATCCCGTATTCACTGCCCAACCTCTAGACAAAGGGCACTTGTAGTTGAGGGCAAGCCACAGAACCACACAGCGACAACCTATGAGCCATCAGATTACCCGATGGAGTTGCCTATCGTCTGATATGCCTCGTCATTGGGTCGCAATGAGTCATCAACAATTCAGAACCGATGCCAAACACTATTACACATCCCAAAACAAAAAGCAAACATCAAACCGCACGCCTTTTACACGCCTGTTTCCCTACGCATAATGCGCACCGAAATCACACACTAAACAGGCGGTTTGCCAAAACGCCATACCCCCACCAAAAATCAAAGGTTCGTTTAGCAGTCCGTTTCGCACCCGAATGACGCCTAAATGATGTGCATTATGTACCCATGACTGGTACATGTGCCCACATCAGGCGACCTCTGATTTGCCTGTAATCATTATGGTCTGATATATCACCGAAATATCAACTTATCCACACTGTCACATCCACGCATGGGGGCATGGGGGGGTACGGGCATGCACTCTGTGTATGATTCTTATAGCCTAGGGTTGGAGCAAACTTTTTTTAGGTTCGGATACCCCCACACCATGTTTGTGGGTCCCCCTACAAAAATATAATATATAAAATTTTTAACAATCCCATTTACGCAGCGCTAGGGCTTTGCGTGTTGGTCGTCCTTTGGAGTCTTTTAGTGGTCCTTTGGAGCCGCCCATTCGTGCGCAGAACGATTTGCGGCGTGCAGCCGCTTTCGGTGATTTGGCTGCTTGTTTTGCTGAGACAGGTGGTTTCAGTGTTCCTCCTGTTTGTGCTTTGTATGAGGCTCGTCCTTTGGCGTTGAGTCCACCTTTAGGGTTTTTGCCTTCTTTTCTTGTCCATGCAGCAGTTTTTGGCATTATTGGTAACTCCTTGTTTTTTTTGCTATGGACTTGGGTTGTTTAACAAACTGTTTACCAGCCTTGGTGCCTTTACGCTTTGCGGCAGTAGTCTTAGCGTACTCTTTGGCAGATAATGCTTTAATGGCTTTAGATGGTAGGTACCGTTCACCAGTAGCCTTAGGTCCCACTGTAGATGGTTTACCTGACTTAGTACGCCACTTCTCTCCAGACCATTTACTGAGCGATGATTGTGCAGAGGTCTTAGGTCCTGAGTATCCGCCTCCAGCCTTCTTGTAGCGTTGCGCTACTATTTGTGCTTTGCGTGCTGACCATTGCCCTGCTTTGCCACCATCGGTACCAGATTTAACAGCAGACAATATGCGCTGTCGTAATTCAGGTTTAGTGTATGCCATTGTTGTCCACGCCTATTGTGATTGTGAACAGCACAAACTGTTCTATTGTGTCGCTTCGTGTTACTCAGCGACCTACACTATCCAGTATCCCTTACCCCCCCTATAATCCCCCCCGTTGTTCCCTACGGAACAGAAAGAACATTAATAGCATGGACAAAGAAAACATCCTAGACCCGAGACAAGAAAAATATTTGAACTGGCTATGCACGCCAGCGTCTGGTCGGATTCCTAGTTCGCAAGAGAAGTATGCTCAGCAGGAAAGTATTGACCCGACAACTCTTAGACGCTGGCAAAAAAAACCGTCCTTCAAGGCGGAGTGGGCTAAACGGGTTGAGGACTTGCAGGGTTCTCCTGAGCGGTCACAGAAGTTGTTGGATTCATTATATACGAAAGCGTTGGATGGCGATAACAAGGCTGCACAGTTATATCTTCAGGCAACTAACAGGTTGGCTCCTACACAAATTAAGGTTGAGCACTCGCAGAAGTTGGAGGACATTTCTGATGCAGAGTTGGATGCGTTGATTGCTAGGGCTGCTTTGGGTGAGAAACATATTCGTCAGGAAACAGAGTCTTTTGCTAGGGAACTAGAGGAACTATAAGTATGGCTACAACTAACGATGCAATGTTTGTGTCTTTGCAGGCACAGTATCCTAGTTTGTCCACTTTGGGTGACATGATGTATGCCTTTGCTCAAGATAACGGTTACAACTTTAGTAACACTTTGGGTTACGAGTTTTATGCTGCTACTGGCGCTACGGGGACAACTCGTGGCGATTTGGCTAATTCGTATTGGAATGACCCAGATTTTGCGGTTTCCAACTTAGAACAGGAAGATGGAACAGATTTGTTACTAGAGGATGGTTCATTCGTTTTAATGGAGGCTGGTAATGGCTGATAAGAAGATAACTGCTTTAACGGCGCTAACTGGCGCTAACACGGCTAGCACAGATGTGTTCCCTATTGTGGATGTGTCGGCTACGGAAACTAAAAAGATTACGGCAGCAGAGTTGGCTGCCGCTATTGCTGTTATTGGTTTGGATGCTGGTGGTGGTGTTCCAACAAAGATTCATGGTATTGAACTACCTGCTACACATATGATTCGTTTTGAGGGTTCTACCGATAACGATTTTGAAACCTTTTTGACGGTTGTGGACCCGACTGCTGACCGTACTCTTACTTTCCCTAATGAGACTGGTACTGTTGCTACTCAGGCTTATGTTGATACTCAGGTTGCTGGGGTGTCGGTAACGGTTGATTTTGCTGATGCCGATAATGTTTTATGTAACGCAGTATTTAACTAGGGAACGATTTAACCACTTATTAGGAGATAACACATGGCAACATTTACAAAAAACCACCTTAGCGGTTCAACTGACGGTAAAGGCATCAAGGTTGTTCAGACTGCTACGGCTGGTACAACGATTCATACTGGTCCTACGAACACAGCACATTTCCATGAGGTGTGGTTGTATGTGGTAAATACTTCTGCTTCTGCTGTTAAATTGACGATTGAGTGGGGCGAGGCTACTGCACCTGATGGCAACATTGAACTAACAGTTCAGCCTGAGACTGGTTTAACTTTAATTGTTCCTGGTTTGCCGTTGCAAGGTAACGCTACTGCTCTTGTTGTTAAAGCGTTTGCTGCGACTGCGAATGTTCTTGTTATTCACGGATATGTAAACGAAATCGCTTAAGGTTTAGCGATGTCTAGATACGGTCAGCGCACACGGGTTTCAACTTCTGTTAGCGATTGGTTGCCTTCTAATCCAGCATTAAGAATAAGTGGCGGTCAAGAAACTGTTACTGTTGGTGGATTTACATATGTTGTATTTACTTCTTCGGGAAGTCTTACTACAACGGGTAAAGGTAGTTTAGATTGTCTTGCTATTGGCGGTGGTGGTTCTGGTGGATTCGGTCAAGCAGGCGGTGGTGGTGCTGGTGAACTTGATTTGTTTACTTCTACCACTATTGCAACTAACGGCACAACGGTATCTGTCATTATTGGTGCTAATGGTGTTGGTACAAGTGATGATACTACGAATACAAACGGCGGAACTACAACTATAGAAATTAATGCTGTAAATATTCTTACTGCATTGGGTGGCGGTGCAGGCAGACAAGGCACTGGAAATACTGGTGGTAGCGGTGGCGGCGGCGACCCAACTGGTGGAAGTGCATCTGGTTCTAACACATTTGCTGGTGGTGCAGATGGTGGATTCGCTTATGTTACTGGTGGTGGCGGTGGTGCTACGGCTGTTGGTGGTAACGGTAGTTCTACTAAGTCTGGTAATGGTGGCGCAGGATACACAATGACAAGTATTGATGCCAATTTGACTGCTGCTAATTTTCCAACTTCATTTACAGGAATGACGGTGCTTGCTTCTGGCGGTGGTGGCGGTGCATACAACTTTCTTGGTCGTGGCGTTGGTGGAACTGGCGGTGGTCAAGGTGGAGATGGAATTAGCGGCGGTTCGACTGCTGGAGTCTCTTATGGTTCTGGTGGTGGCGGTGGTGGTCGCAACGGTTCTGCGCCATATACCCAAAACGCAGGGAAAAATGGTAAATCGGGGGTTGTTATTTTTAGGGTTGCATCATGATTAACAATTATGCACAAATAGAGAACAACACAGTTGTCAATGTAATCGTTGCTGATGAAAATTTTATTGCAACACAAACAACCAAAACCTATGTTCTTTGTAGTCGTGGTGGTATTGGTTGGACTTTTGATGGAACAAATTTTATTCCACCGAAACCATATCCATCTTGGATTCTTGACAGCAATTATAATTGGCAGCCGCCAACACCAAAACCTGATGACATTCTTGTTTGGGTTTGGAATGAAACAAGTCTGTCTTGGGAACATTAAATTACGACACTTTTCCTAGAAGCGGAACTCATACACTTGGATTGATTCTTGATTTGGCTTTCCCAAATTATAAAAAGTTTTGGGGGCAACACAATCCTAAAACTTTAAACAACGATAATGCTATTACTGTTGTTAGACATTATAAAGATGCAATTAGTTCATTGTGTTGTTTAGATACAAAACTTAATATTCAAAAAACGATAGATACATATTGTTATTTTTACGAAACAATAAGTCAATTTAATGTTTATTATTGTTCGCTTGTTGATTTAAGCGCAGAACCAAACAAAGTTATGTTTAACTATGCTCAAAAATATAATTTGGATAAACCTTCTTTTGTTAATGTTCAAGAATATCAAGACCAAATGTTGCACAAATTTCCAGACTGTTATCCACGACAAATATCAAACACTAAAGCAACAATTTTAGGCTGTATTGAAAATGCTGATTTGTCAAAAATTGAATTGTTGTGGCAAGGATTGAACAAAAAATGCGCAATTTAACTAGGTGGCTTATACCGCTACCAGCAATCCTGTTTGCGGTTATACCGCAAAATGCTAACGCAGAACCAGTTGCGGGTTTAGCAACCACCTATTATACGATTGATGTAATCCCGCCAGTTCAATCAACTGACGAATACCCTGTCTGCGGAACTGAGACAGAAAACAATATAAACCGTTCCTATGATGGTGAACCATACGAGGATTGCACAGGCGACCTGTTCATGGTTCACATGACAGGGTACATAAACATCCCTGAACACAACACGATTGAGTTCATGCTCGCTCACGATGATGGTGGTGAGATAACTATTGACGGCAACACATTCGGTGTTTGGAATGACCAAGGTTGTTCGTGGAGTATGTCGGACGAACTAGAACTTGACGCTGGGAGTTTGCCGCTTCAGTTGTTTATGTATGAGAACGGCGGTGCGTCCTGCCTGATGCTCGCATGGAACATTGATGATGAAGGCTGGGCGATAGTCCCAGACTCGGCGTTCACTACTAGTAGTAGCCCAACCACCACAACAACAACCACGACCACGACAACCACAAGCACGCTGCCAGAGACAACAACAACAACTTCAACCACGACTTCATCTACGACAACCCTTCCCATACAAACGACCACAACGACTTCAACAACTCTTGCACCAACAACCACGCAAACGACAACAACAACGACAGTGCCTGCCACCACAACGACAACAA